CTTCGTGCTCCTAAAGCTGAAGCATGTTCGCTTGACGAGATACAACATATGATTGACTCTATTCAGAGGCAGGGCCTGGAAAAGCGCTCTTCTGAGGAGGGTCATTCTTACTATGATAAGCATGGTAAGCGTATGAAGTATAGTGTGTCTCGTCGTGAATATGTTGTTGATCAGGAGTATGAAGACAGTAAACGTAAAACAACTCGTTCATCACGCCGTCGCAAATTGGCTAAATCACATGCCCTTGATTGGGAGGATGACATAGATTGGAATGATTTAGTTTGTGAAGAGCGTAATGAGGATCATGATTGTGGTAATCCAACTGACACTTGTCAGTTTGATGTTCCACCAATGGAAACGGATATCCTTTTGGACCGTTTTGCAAAGCAGATGGTCCGTGTCACTTATTATAGTAATAGTGGACGCACTTTGACAATGTATGGGATACAAATAACTGGTAGAACAGTTATGATACCTTCCCATTTGTTGGCAACAGAGGTGTGTGACTATTACTCTTTTGGAGTTGATACGGATACAATTAGCTTTAAAGAAACAGTTCCTAAGAAGAATATTCGTTCTTTTCAGACAGCTAAAGGTGTGGCTCAATTCAATCTTGCGAAGTCTGATGGTATGTTGATCACTTTTCAAAATTTGCCTGTTCAGAGATCATTGATTGGCCACTTGGCTAGGAATTTACTCGATGTAGGGTATTTCCGTAAGCCAAAGGGTCTCGCTTTGATTCCTAGGATAGGTCAATGGAAAGGTAATCCACGTGTCACTATAGCGGCTCCATGTGGTAATATTGAGTCAGTTGGTCAGCTTACATATTCAGATAATCAGTATCGTGAATATACAGCTGAACTTTATAAGACTGTCATTCCAGAGCTTGTTTCAGGGGACTGTGGCTCTTTGCTTCTCGTGAAGGAAGATGGACAATCTCGGATTGCGGGTATATACGTTGCTGGAAGTGAGAATGGTAAACATACTTACTTTCAGCCGGTTACCCGTGGTTTGATTGAGTCCATGACTTCTGACGTGAAGTGTCATGGTTTTGATTCCTATCCACCTGTTGTTGACAAGGAGGAAGAGTGTTCTCACTCAACTAAGATTGTTAACGATTGTGTTTCGATAGGAATTTATGAGCATTGGGATAAACCTGGTGTTATGTCTATTCCTCCATCTGAAATTCGCCCGTCTCCTATTCAGCTTGAAAATGCAACACTTTTTGATCATCCGGTTACAACGAAACCGGCTGTTTTAAATAAGGTTGCATTGCAAAAGGCTGTTAATAAGAAGTGGTGTGAACCAGGTTACTTTGATCCTGCGTTTTTGGATGTTGCTATTGATTGGGTCAAGCAAGACCTAGCTGCACACATTAATACGTGTTTTCAACTTGGTATTCAAGACTCAATTGATGGTGAAACCAATGCGTATGGTCAAGCTAGTCGTATGGCAATGGATACTTCACCAGGTTTGCCGTGGTCCTGGCAAAAACCTTCGGGTTCTGCTGGGAAGACGGCTTATTTCGACTTCGTGGATGGACATTATGTGCCCAAACAGGAGGTCGTCGATGCGGTGCAAGAGATTTGCGATGCGCGAGATTTGGGGTTGATAAAACCGGCTTTATTTCGGGGCACATTGAAAGATGAGCGCCGTGATATTGAGCGAGTGTTGGAAGCTAAAACCCGCATTTTTACAGCTGGACCGATGGAGAAAGTTATAGCAGATCGTATGTTATTTCTTACCTTTATCAAGCAGTTTAAGGATGCGCGTTTGAAGTTACAACATGCGTATGGTATCAACCCCGAGGGATTAGAGTGGAATGAGATGATTCATCAGCATATTAACATGGGTAGTCACCATTTTGGTTTTGACTACTCGGGTTTTGATGCTTCTGAGTCACTTGTTCTGCTTGATTCCGTTTCAAAGTGCATTGCAAGTTGTTATTATCCCTATGATGCGCGGCGTATTGAGTGTTCTGGCATTGAAAGTTTTAATCACTTTGTTGTGATTGACGGGGTTGTCTACAAATACCATCAAGGTAATCCATCAGGTTGTACAATGACAACAATCTACAATACTATTGCAAATTGGCTGCTCTTGTACTATGCATGGATTAAACTTGCTGGTGAAAATGGACGTCCCGTGACACGAGACTTTTATCGTCAAAACTGCATTGCGCACGCTTATGGTGATGATTTTATTTGTACTGTGTCGAAGGATTGTGTTTGGTTCAATGGAGAAACCATACCTCCTATTTTGTCTGTCTGTGGTATTAAAGCAACAGCGCCAGACAAAACTAGTTGTCAAAAGTTTTATCCTTTGGACCAATTGACATTCCTTCGTCGTCATTTTGTACCCAACCCCTTTGGGGGTTCAAAAGCTCTCTATGCGGCACCACTGCCTAAAGAGTTGATTGAAGAAATACCTATGTGGTTTTTCAAAGGTGCAGATGACAATGATTTCCAGAGCAACATTAGGACATCTATCTATAGTGCTGCTTTCTGGGGTCGAGCATATTTTGAGTGGTATGTTGCTCGTATCAGGTCAACTGAATACGGCAAGCACTTCTTGAATACGCTTGACACAACTGCGATTTTTCAGCAGGCATCCGCTCCCTTTGTTGGTGGTCATGAAAGCACAAGGCGCGTTGATCGTGTCTTTGTGTCTAGTAAAGGCCATTTTGCTCCGTTGTCTTCTCGTTGTCAACAGACGGTTAAATTCCGTGAGTTTGATTTTCCATCCGTGGTGGCAGCATTTGGCTTTGCCAAGTGTATGTTCCACGGGATGGAGGATCCAAGTCGTTTTCAACGACTTAAACCACAGAATGCGTATGTTGAAAGAAAGAAGATTGTGAGCAATTCCAATTGGAAGCGGATGCGTCGAGAAATTATGAAGGAGATTTTGCTTTCATTAGCAAAAACTCCTAAATGGTCGCAGTTGCTTTTAGAAACCACGGACAGTGTTCTGTTCGAGGCTTCTAATGACACAACTTGGGGTATTGGTTTACCCCAAAGTGTGGATCCCCGCATGAGTCAAGCCTTTCCAGGCGAAAACTTGTACGGGGGGGTCCTCATGGATGTGAGAACCCATTTGACTTTAAATAAGACAGTGTAAACTATCTTGCTTGAAGATTTTTAGATTATTTGTTTAGTCTACAACTCAGATCCTCTATAACTTTAATTATGGCGGAAGGCAGTGACATTGGTAGTGGTGTTTCGCGCGCATTAGATGATTCGCGTGTTGATCTTAATATGACTACCGGTGGAATGGATACTGTTAAATTGAGTACTCCAATGACCACTGGTCGCATTCAGCCAACGGTTACACAAGCTATGAGTGATGTTCTCAAACATGAGACCACCATTACATATGTGTCCGTTGCGCCATCTGCGACTCGTGGAACATTGTTGTATTCAACACCGATAGATCCATCCCAATTTTATACGGGGACTTCTCCATCCCGTGTTTCTTGGGTGTCGAAATTGTATAGATTTTGGAGGGGCGACATAAAATTCCGTTTTGTTTTCACCAAGACGATACTGCAACAGACGAAAGTCCTTGCGGTGTTCGTACCCTATGCGTCAGCAACTGACCCAGCTCCAAGTCCTGATAATGCATTCTTCTACAGTCACAAAGTTTTGATGAATCCTGCGAATGAGACTGAGTGGACCCTTACGGTTCCGTTCGTCTCAGATCGCATGTTTCATACTATGGGGCAACCTACTGGCATGCTGTATGTGTTGCTGTTTCAGAATCTTGTTGTTTCAAATGATACCGCTTCGGATATATATTTTAGTATATTCGTTGCTGGTGATTCTTTGGAGTTTCATGAGTATGTTCAGCTTCCACCTATAGCTGGTGCTAATATGATTTCCCCTGGTAATTCCTTTGTGCTGCAGACGTTTGCTGGCTCTACAGTTTCAAACCCGACAAACACTGGAACAAAGACGTTCCTGTCTGATGGTAATAATACTCTTGCCACGTCATTGTCAACATTCGCTGGTTTAGCTAATGCTAATCTTTCGAATGGTCAGTGTATCGCTGCAACATCTCTGGTTGCCAACGAAACCTTGTATAATGCTGCAACTATGCGCACTATATCTGGCACTCCTGTTGGCACATCAGTCTCATCTAGAGTCTGTGCATTTGTTCAGTCCAATGTGACATCTGGTTCAGCGTATGGTTCAGTCGCGTTTCTCACAATTTATTTGTGGCCCGACTTTTCCTTCGCAATTGCATCAGCTGTCCCAGTGACTGTGAATCTTCAGATTGCAGATGATATCTCCAATACTTACAATGCGACTTTTCCAAGTACTTTCACCGCTTTAGCGTTGACTAGTGACTTGTCAGACCGTCTTGTGACATTGGAGAGAGCGATCGCTTCATTGCTGTCTTCTCGACAGCAAAAGTAATAATTTAAATTCATTCTGAATCAATATGGAATCGACAGATATTCATTTGCTTTTGGATGAATATGAGAAGAAGAAAGTAACTTGTTGTGTTAGATTTGCTCGTTTGTGTGCTTTTATCCGTTTTTGTTTGTACGCATTGCTTTTTGTCTTTCTCGGTTTGATCATTTATTACATTTATGTCTACATTTCCTCGTTTGTGTCAGCAGTTGGTGGTGTCGCAAATTGCGTTGCTTCTCCGCGCACGTGTTTCTTTGGGAATACGTCCGTTGACAAGGAATTCGCTTTGGTTTCTGACCCGGATCCTACTCTCACCCAATTTGTGGAACAGTATACTAAGTGTAAATCTATTCGTCACACTTTGAAAGTAAATTCTTCTCATAGTATCTTTTCTGAATCTTTCATTCTCCAATCGTGTCTTTGTGATGTTACTCCTCTTGCATACCAATCTATCCAGAATTGTACTTTTTCTGGTGATTGGTTTGCCATTGCGAAGCATTGCGTTGGCTTGGATGTTCCTGATTGCAAGAATCATATCCGGTTAGCGCCTAGATATGCTTCATTGCCACGAGCACCCGCCATCGTTGTGAAGACATGTGATTGGACATGTTGGTTCGAAAAGGTTTTGCCGAAATTTCTTGGATTTTCCACGTTAGTTCGGTCAATTTAGAACTTGTTCCCCAAGTTCTATTTTAAATTTAAAAGTATGAATGATAAACAGGTTAGATATTGTTTTACAGTCATATTTGGTATAAATATAGTCGCATTATCTTGTATATCTTGCTTATTGCTTATATTGATATTTGCTGAAATATTTCGTGTTCATGGATAAGTTGTATATGCTGTCGTACCTTGAAGACGTTGGCGATTACGTGTCCGAGAGTGAAGTTCTTGACTACTTTTTGTCACAAACTCCAGGAACGGAAAGACATGAGGCACTGGCTGCCCTCCATCTCTTCTTCGCGAATGGTGTCGTTACTAGGAGGATTGATGCGGGAAAGATGTATTACCGTCTTGCTCGCTTCGCCCTCAAACCTAGCTATCGATGTGACATCTGTAAGATTGACTGTAACTCCGTTAATGCGTACCGTCAGCATCTCCAGGGACATAAGCATCTTGCAAATGTCCATGAACGTGAGACTGGGTCTCGTGATAGAACCACATGGTTTACGTGTGGCATCTGTAGTAAGCGTTTAAATTCTGCTGCTCAGCTTGCCTGTCATATGCCATCTTGTTCTTCAAAGACTGATCTTGCTTCTGGAATCTTTCAGTAAAATGGAAGTGCAAAACTTGCAGTTGGTTTCTGCTGGTGGTATTAGTGAGACAACTTTTCCTGGTACTTATGTGGTGGGTAACCATTATGTAGGTACGATTCAGGTTTCCTGCGTTCCGTATTCAAATGGAGGCTCAGGTGCGAGCATAGCTATGTATGGTGAGTTTACAATAACGGGTTTTAACAATACAATTGTTATCCCGTTAGCTGGAAGCACCATAACTAACTGTTGGTCGGACACTAAAGTCAACTTTGATGCATTCTGCACCAGCACACCGCAAATTGCGTATGTGCTGAATGCGAATGGCGGAGCAGGGGAGTTTATCGTTAATATCACTGTGTATAAAACGATTTAGTTTTGTTCTTTCAACACAAGTGAGGCGGTGGCCAATTTTAGTGCCATGTATCATGCTGCTTGTGTTTCGTTGTTGTATATTTATATTTGTAAAATCACAAAAACATTAGATGTTGTTTAATGTTGTTGTGTCGTAGATTAGTTCTATGTATTGGCTTAGCCTATTAACTTAATAATGGGCGTAAGCCCCTTATTGATTATCGTAGATATTGTATTTCTCTTTAATGTAGTTAATATGTATTGCCACTTTTGTCTATTTCCTAGACCGGGTGGTTTTTGTGTTTTAAATTGCATGTCGTGTTTTGCTTAGGTGTTGCTTTCCACGTTTTCTTTTAACTCCACCCTTACTGTTTTGTAGTAGTTTGTTACTTTAACTTTTAGTATTCTAAATTGTAGCGCGATAAAACTAATGCTTGATAGGTC